ATCCCCGCAATTGTCATTCGCCGCTTTTGGAAATTCGTTTCCGTAATATTCAAACGGAATGGTTTCATTAATAAAAGAAATCATTTCTTCGACTTTCACCCGTTTCACCCCCCAACCGCTGCTTCAACTTTTTGTGCGATATATTCAAAGAACGATTCCGCTTCACCTTTCAACGGACGTTCTAAAAACTTACGTCCCGCATAGTAATATTTTCCCGATTTTCCTGTTGTTCCGCCCCTTGCTATTGTTCCGGCTCCGTGGTTATACACCCCTTCGTGCATGAAAATAGCGTAATTATAACCGCCTTCATGGACTGCGAATTCAACTTCACCGATTATATTTTCACCGCTTCGTTTGATTTTTCGTGTTGAAGAACGAGACAACGTTCCTTTGTCAATCGGTGTGATTTCGCTTGCGATTCGTTCCAATTCAAGGGTACAATCTTCAAGCGCTTCACGTGCTGCATTTTGTGCGCTCCGGTCGATTGAAGAAAACCGTGTCATGAATTGTGTTGTGTCGAAATCTAATTTCATTTCCATCAGAACACGACCTTTGTGAATCCAACGCTTCCGTCAAGATCACGCATGAATTTCACATCAATTGGGGACATTTCCAACACTTCACCATTTGCTTCAACAAACGTGAACATGTCGTCATATTTAACGCTAACAAGACCAATGAAAATGACTTGCAGCGTGGACACGACTTCTTGACCCTGTTGATTCTTGACCATTTTTGTTTCACTTCGAACATTGCAATTCAATTCAACGGGTTCACTTGGTTTCGGGTCGCCCCAAACGTCAAGACCCAATGAAGGCGTCCATGTTACCGTGTGATTAATAGGAATCATTCAAACGCCCCCTTTGATATCTCTCGTCTTCCGCGTCCGAATAGCGAACATAGCCTTCCCGACCGCTTATTGAAGCCCCTACACGACGACCAAGCATTGCAAATGCGTTTGGTGCAATCGTTCGGTCTACGTTGGAAAGTGAAACGGAAATACCGTCAATTGAATAAGATGTGACACCGCGTTCCGCTTGCTTTTGCGCTTCGGAAACTTTCATTAGCCACAACGCTTGTTCAAAAACTGCTTCGTCTGCAATTTCCCGTTTTGTACCGTAATAACGTTTTAAGATATTAACGGCATTATTCAACGCCCGTTGCTTCGTGGGTTCGGTTGCAGCCGTCCACGCTTCATTGTAAAAGACGTATTCATTGAAATAAGTGTCCGCCGATTGCACGTCAACCGCCATTTGTCAACACCCCCGTTTATTTGGCTTCTTTTTCTTTTTCCTTTTCTTTAGCCTTTACCGCCGGTTTACGTTTTGCCTTCGGTTTTTCTGCTACTACAACCGGTTCTTCCGTTGCCGCTGCTGCTTCTTCAACAATTTCGTAATTAAGGAAGTTTGCAATGTGTCTCGCATGTGTTTCATGGCCTTTTGCTACTTCGCAAACACCGTTCACAAATTCAAGACCTACAACTTCGCCCGTAAAATGTTCGTTACCAAGAATGATCTTCATGTTGGGTTCCTCCTTCATAGATTAATAGATACAAAAAAATAGGACGGGGGCTATAAGCCCACCGCCCCAACACGTCCAATATAAAATTATAAAGTACGCTTAATACCCGCTAAACGAGCAGCCGCTTTTGGATGGAAGTCCGCAAGTCCTGCATAGAATTCAACACGTGTACGGTATGCCGGTTTAGTTTCAAGTTCACCAAGGTCTTCGACCATGACTCCGCCATTAGTTAAACCGCTGATTGCTTCTTGTGCGCCGAATTTAACAGCGTAGATTGAACCCGCTGCAACTTCTGTTCCTTGAGTTTCATTGAAACCAAGAACGTCGTCTTCAACAACACGGATTGCAACGTCACCGAACATTTCAATCGTACGTCCAAAATTGTCTTTGCCAACTTGGATATAGTGCGTTTGACCTTCAAGTAACGCTTGTAATTCACGACGCATTGCTTTTGACATGAATAACGCTTCCGCGCCACCTTCAACCATATCAAGCAATTCGTGAAGTTTCGCAATTGTTAAGCTTCCGCCGTTCGTACCCATTACGATTGTTTGCGCCCCTGCAAGACGTTTATCAAGACCGTTGAATTCTTTCGGATTCACCGCTTTGTCGCCTTTGAAGAACTTTTGTGTGAATGTTTTAGAAAGTTTTTTCACTTTCATGTTTGTTTGGATAGCACGTTGATTGTTGACATTTCCAAGCGTTTGTGCGATGAATTTATCGACATCAACATCACCCCCAACCATGATAAGTGATTCTTGTTTCTGTACAACTGTACCGCTTGATTCTGTGTAGCCTTCGTTCACCGCACGGAATTCAACGTCAGGAAGATTTCCTTCTTGGTTGTACTGGTACGAGTTACCCGCAATCGTCATAAATGGAAGTAATTCCAAAACTGGCGAAGTACGTGCAAACGTTTCAATTACGCCACGTTGTAACGTATCTGTTGATAGTTTAGCCGCTTCAACTAAAGTGATTGCCATGATCAAATGACCCCCTTTCCTGTTTTATTTAACGGTGGAAAACAAAGGCTTATTTTTTGCCTTCGTAACCCGCCATTAACATTTGCATTGGATTTAATGAATTAATATCGACTTCTTGATTGCCATTCGGATTCGTTTGTTCACCAAGCGTTCTTTGTTGCGTTTGGCGACCAAAAATCCCCTTCGCTTCCGCATTCGTGACCCAAGCAAGTTTCTGTTCGGGTGACATGCCTTCGGGAATCAAGTCGTGATAGTCCTTGTCAATTGTTTGAAGTTTTGCGTCAAGTAAACCTTGGATAACACCTTCAAGCGATTCAACACGACTTTTTGTCGATTTGTTTTCGCCTTTTAATGCTTCAAGATCGTTTTTCGCTTTTGAATATAAGCCTTCGAATTCACCTTTCTTTTCGGCGTCTTCTTGCTCTTTTGCTTGACGGTCTTGCGCTGCTTTGTCGTTTGCTGCTTTCATTGCGTCAAGTTCGGCTTTTAATGCCTTGTAACTGTCATTAACTTCATTGAAACGACTTTGCGGAATCATGTTTTCTTTTTGTTCCGTTTTCGTTTCACCTTCCGTTTGGCCTTCGCTTTGACCGCCTTCGTCACCCGTTGCAGCTTGTCCGCCGCTTCCAGTGTCCGCGCTCATTAAAGGTTGTAAACGGTGATTAAATAAAGGTTTTGCAAACATACTATTTCCCCCTTTGCCTTCGAATTGTTTTCGTGGTCACGACCCACGGCGGGCGATTGGTTAAATTTTGTAAAGAAGGAACCGAACTTCGAAAACCAACATTTCACTTAGTTGTCAAAGTCGATTCTTATAGAGAATTAAGCCGTGTGACACTTTTACAAGAAGAATTTGAAAAGTTTTTTATTTTTTTTCTTTTTGTGCCTTAAAAGCTGCTGCGGCTTCTTTTTGACCGTCTTCAAACTTCTTGCGAACTGCTTCCGGTAGAACGTCAAGGCTTCGAATTGGTGTTATACGATGCTTACAATTTGGATGAAAGATCAAGTTAGACTTTCGCAATTCGTCATAAGTGATAAATCCTTCCGTTTGCCCGTTCATTGAAATCACTTGACCTTCGTAATGACGACAAGCGTCTTTTGCCCCGTGAGAAGAAATAATCGCAAGATCAATTCCCATTTCGATTGATTGAACACGTTGCCCCTCTGAAAAGGCTTCAAGCATTTTTGTACGTGTGACCATTTCCGCATAATTTCGGATTTTCCACGTTTGGCCGTTTCGCGAAATGATTGCAACGTCCCCTTCTTTTTCCCATCGGTCTTTTAAACCCGCTTTTGTCAGTGATTGAACGATTGCATTACGTGTTGAATTCCGTCCCATCCCTTGCGCTGCTTTTGTACGCATTTGTTCGGCTACGATATCACGAACCATTTTAATCGTTGACTTCTTCATTTTGTCGTTTGCTGAAAGTAAGTGTTCGAATGTATCGTCAATCATTGCCGTAATTGTTGCTTGAGATAAAGCCGACATTGGCGCCGCTGCAACCATTGCACGGGCTTCGTCAAGTGTCTTCGCTTCACCTAAAGAATAGAGTGCTTCCGCTTGTCCTTCCGTGAAGACATATTGAATTTGCTGTTTAATCCAATTTTCCGCGTCACGGTCAACACTTTTGAGAAGAACCGCCAATTGCGCAAAAACGGCATTCATTTGTGCTTGCGTAATTTCCTTGTTCACACTTCCATGCGTTGCAAGATCGGAAAGAATCGCTAAAATTTCAATGATCGCTTTTCTATAGATATCAACCGCACGGTTCACGTCTTTTTCATACGTTGGTGCGGGTAGTTCCCAACGTGGCGTTGGCATAATAAAACCCCCTTATAAAAAGAAAAGGACGGCTTAATTTCCGCCGTCCGTACTCTTATCTTTATTTGTTTTGTCGTCACTTGCTTTCGTCGCGTCGTCTTTACTTCCGTCAAGCGGCGATTCTACTTGCATTGACGCTTGGGTTGCGAACATATTCGCTTGCTTTTCAAGCGCTGCGTCTTCTTCTTCCTGCATACGCTTCAATTCTGCGTCCGCTTGTTCTTCCGTTAAGTTGTCCAAACGCATTAAAGCGGTCTTTTGCGAAATTGTTGGCTTACCCCCCGAACGTACATTCATCACATTTGCTTCTTCGGCTGTATCTCTCGGAAGCCCATCGTTAAAGTGAATGATCACGTCGGGAACCAATTCATACCCCGCTTTTGAACCAAGCATTGTATGTTCTACAAGTTGAGCAAGGAAGAAAATTTCCTTCAAGCCTTTGTCGTAGAATTGACGCTTTCTATTAATCTTCGCAAGCAATGAATTCATACGGAATTTGATTGCAAGACCGGAAGAACCCGACGTCCCCGAATCCCCTGCACCAAGAGCAACTTCGGGAATTTCCGCATTTAATAGAATCATTTGTTTGATTTCTCGCATTTCTTCATATGCGGAAGCAAGTTGTCCATTCCAAACGATATATTGCGGGGTGATATCGTCTTTACCCATTAATTCGAAAATTTTATTGCGGCCAACGTTGAAGATCGGATTCCCGTCTTCGTCTTCCTGCAATAATCCCGCCGGAATCGCAATTGCGGGGTCTGCATGTTTATCAAGAATTGAAGCAATGGCGGATAGACGTCTATTAAGTTCGTCAAACAAAGATTTGTGTTCCGACACGTCGTCAAGACCTTGCCATTCGTCGTCAATCGCATAGTTTGGAATATGAACAACCAACGGAACCGGAATTTCTGTTTCAACTTCACGGTATGCCGAAGTTATTTCGTCGCCAATCTTCCATTCTACGACTTCAATCCCTTTTGCAACGATAGGCGTCATATTAAACTTTTGATATACGATTTTATTTGGTTCGTGTGATTCAACGTTTAAAATCCAATTTTGATCACCGCTTCCCGCAACAACCGTTGGGAATGCAATATGATATTTTTCAATCAATGTTGCGTCGCCCGCGCTTGCTTCGGGGAACACGTACGCCGGATTTTGTAAGTCGATAAATACACGATATGGGTCAACCTTTTCGTCCAGTTTCCCGTTAAACTTTTGACCCCAACGAATTTTGAAGAATGAATCACCGCGGAATGCGTTCCCTGTCGCTGATTTCTGCAACTTCATAGGAATATCATTATCACGAACCAAACGGTCAATCGCTTCTTGTTCCGGTGAATTATCTTCGCGACCCGCTGAAATAACGGGCTTTTCACCAAATAGGAAATCCGCGCTTTTCTTACAGATCAACCCCGCAAGATTGATAGAAATATAGACGTCGCTTTTCGGGAATGCTTGATTCCGTTCAAAAACGTCATGGTGAAACCCTTTGAATAGCAATTTATTTTCGTTATAACGTGCAATACGTTTCTTGTGTCCCTGTGGTGGATAATAACCCCCTTTCTCAAACATTTATAACGCCCCCTTTTCTGAAATGCCCAAATATACATAATTGGACTGTGTTTCTATTACACAAGTAAACTGAATGTGTGTTTTACAAGGTCGGATTTCTAAACAAAAAAAATAGGCTTCCCCGAAGGGAAACCGTTATACAGATTTGAAAAATGAAAAGTTAACTTCCACATAATCCGCTTGTAATTTTTTCGAAACTGTACCGTTTAACATCGTTTTCAGTCTAAGCAGGAACCGAATTTTGTTCGTCGGTGAAATTATTTGTTCCGCTTTTGACGTTGTGTCCAATTGGATATACTCAAGTTGCGCCCCGTCTGCGGTTGTGCTTGCGATTAATTCCGTATCAAAACTATTATTCGTATAATTGAAGACATACAAATTTGATTCGGTTGTTTTAATCCTCATATTCATAGATTTTAGGTTTCGAAGAATCGTGTCACGACTTCCGTATTTCCCAATGTCATAATCAAACACGAAACAAATATATTGTCCCGTCGGGCCGGTTGTCTCATACGAAACGGGAATTCCGTTGTCTGTTGCTGCGTTCGTATAACCGCCCATAAATTCATTGAATGTCGCGGCCAACGTGGGGAAATTCGGGTGAAGCGTCCACCCTGCAAAACGGGTTGTGTCCGTGTCCCCTTTCACCTTACCTACAAAGTCTATTTTGGAAGAAACCTCGTTCATGCCCTTCGCTTTTACCTTTGCGTCCTGCAACCAAGGATTGCCCGTCACAAAATAATAGAATTGTTGGCGCATATCCGACAACGTTCCCTTGAACCCCATTTTGCGCAATGTTGCAATTTCATGGTCACGATTAAAAACGTTCGATAAACCCGAACGCCTTTTGAAAAAATCAATATTAATATCCAATTTTAAACCCCCTTATAGTCCTTTTGGTTTCTTGTGGTACCCAACACGACGCATTTTTGAACCCGCTTCAACAGCCATTTGCACCGCGTCAATAGTGTCGTCATGCTTCCCGAAAGGAAATTGTTCCATGTGTTCAAGAAGCAAGCGTTGGTGACGCATAAAGCGCAATGCACCATTTTCAACAAGCGGTTCCAACATTTCGATTCTTTCTTCTTTCTTTGTTCGTGAAATAAGCGGAAGAATTTTGGTTCCGTAAATCCCTTCTTTGGGCATAGCGTTCCGCAACTGTCTATAAAAGTCGTGTTGTGCTGCAACTGTTTCAACAGTGAAGATTTTCGGCTTGTACTTGTGCATAACTGCAAGCGCTTGTTTCAACGCTTCGTGTGCGGGTACTTTCTTCGCCCAAACGTCAACAGTATAAAAGATCCCTGTTCGACGGTCACGACCGACGGTCACAATTGCGTTGTAATCGCTTCGGTCGTTTTTACCCATAGCAATATCCCAAGCAGAAAAATATTCCAAATGCGGCTTTCTGTCCTCGTATTCGGGATAATCGAAATACGTGAGTGAATCC